ATAACAAAACAACTGATCAAGCAACTGTATGTCACTGAAGCAGCTATATTAGGTCAGTTGAAGAGACCTCATAAGCGTGGACGCTTCTATAAATTTCTTAAAGATAAGGAGTAAATCCCATGGCTTATAGTTATATTAATTATACAGCAGATGGGGAAGATGTGAACTTCAGTGTTCCCTTCCCCTACCTTCTGGCTGCTCATGTTAAGGTGTACGTCCAGGGTCTACTGAAGACTGTGGGCGTACACTACACTTGGCTTAATGCTGGAGTGGTTCAGTTCATAACTGCTCCTCTTGTTAGTGAAGTAGTCTCAATTGTACGATCATCTGGTAGAGATGCGAGGCTCGTGGACTATGTGACTGGATCAATTCTGAAGGAAGAAGATCTTGATCTTGATTCTAATCAGCTATTCTACATAATGCAAGAAGCATTCGATGCATTAACATCTGCAAGTGGTGAGGATAGCGCAATATTTTCCACGCCAGAGTCTATCCTTGATGCCATAACAGGCAACATTGAAACAGACTTTCTGACAGGTGACCTTCAAAATCAAATAAACTATCTAACTCAATACTGGCTATCAGATGCAGTCTTCGAGGAGTCCGTATATGACTATGGTGTAATGGGTGATGGTACTGCTCGTATAGATCTGATGGATACAACCATAGCAGACGCCAGGATTGATATCGATGCTGCTAACGCTGCTATCACTTTGAATGTTGCAGATATTGAAGCTGTTGAAGGAGATGTGAGTTATAATGCTGGTCAAATATCCTTACTCTCAGATGAGTTCTTCGTTAAGTTGGATTCTAATGGGAACGTGGCTGGCTTTGGTCTGGTTAACGGTGATACATCTCAGTTCGTTGTGAACGCTGACCAGTTTGCAATCATTAAGGCTGACGGAACTGGTTCGTCTTACGTTCCTTTTATAGTTGACACAGAGTCTGGATTAGTGGGCATTGATGGTAACTTGCTTGTTACCGGATCTATTACTGGTGCTAAGATAGCAGCCGATACAGTCGAAGCTTCAAACATTAAAGCTGCCACAATAACAACTGCTGAGATAGCAATTGGTGGAGTCGAGGGAACGAATATTAAAGATGGTGCGATTGCAACTGATAAATTAGCAGCAAACGCTGTTACCGCAGCAAAGATCACGGCTGGTACGATCACTGCTGATGAGCTGGCATCTTTAAGTATATCTACGGCTAAGCTACAAGTTGGCTCGGTAGATGACACTATCATTGCAGATGGGGCAGTCACCACTCAAAAGGTGTATGCTAACGCTATCACTGCTACCCATATTGGTACTAATGAGATCATTGCAAGTTCTGCTAACATAAAGACCGCTGTGATAGAAGGGATTAAGATTAAAAATGCTGACATAGATTCCCTTCAGATAAAAGGAAATGCTGTAACTATTCCTGCCAGTGCCCACACTGAGGGCGAAATAATTATTAATAATGGCGGTGGTATTCAGACTACCGTTCAGTCGGTAGCAATTCAGGCTTCAGGAAGTCCTATATTTATAAACGTTGCTGCTGTGCTTAAATACTATTATGAAACTGTGAGTAACATAAATATTTACATTTATCGAGGAGAAACAGTTATTTATAATACTCAATTTACTATGCGTGATGCCACGCCTATCCCATTTTCAACTGCATTAGTAGACTCACCTACTGGTGGTGCTTATACTTACTACTTCAAAATATATTATTCTACTACTGGTGCCCAGTTTTATGCGTACAATAGATCACTACTTCTTTTGGGGGTGAAGCGATAATAATGAAACAGTACATTACTTACGACAAGTCAACTGGTAAAATACTTCGCACAGGATGTTGTCCTGCCTCTATGATGCACCTTCAAGCAGATAGTGCTGCTGAGGGTGTATTAGAAGGCGAGGCTAATGACATCATAAAGAAAGTATATAAAGGTGTGGTGATAGATAAATCAATTACAGAACTGATAGCGCAGGAAGAGGCTACTAAACCCAATCAGAGAGAAGAGCTGATTAGAAAAAGGATGAGTGAAATCTTGAGGTTACAGGCAATAACAGAGTTAAGGATGGAAGGTAAGATCAATTAAAGGAGTTAAAATATGACAGCATTAAACCTAACTCTACGAGCAACTAAAGGTGCACCACTTACGATTGCTGAGCATGACACTAACCTTAGTACTATTCAAACTGAGGTTAATGCTTTAATAACTAATGTGGGATCAGAGACCCTTGTTGCTGTAGAAGCACGAGTAGAGCAGAATGAAGCTGATATTGCTGCTGCTGAATCTCATATCATTGCTCATACTGGTGAGCTGGCAACGAATGTAACGGCTATTGGTCTCAACACTACCCACCGTGGACTTACAACTGGTAACCCTCATGCGGTAACCAAGACTGACTTGGCGTTAGGCAATGTTACCAATGATGCTCAGCTTAAGTTAGCTACTCAGTGGAACGCTGATGTCTCTGCCAAAGACACTCCGGCTGACGCTGACCTGATCCTATCTGAGGACAGTGCAGCTTCCTTTGTTAAGAAGAAGTCAACCTGGACGCAGATTAAAGCGTTCTTAAAGACGTATTTTGATGGTCTCTATTCGGTACTGGCTCACGTTCATAGTTCGCTTGCAGCCAGTGATGGCTCACCAGATCCGGCATTAAGTGTTGACGCTACGGGTCAAGTGGGCATTGGTACGGTTACACCAGCAAGACCTTTCCAAGTACAGGGAGATGGGGCAACTGCTGACACTGGTTGGTCAAGATTTGGTATATCAAACACTGAGTATTTAGAGATAGGGCATCGTGGGACTAACGCTGCAATCAATGCCGTGGGTGATGGTAAGCTTGACTTTAGGCATGATGGAACTACCAAAGCTTCTATTGATGACTCTGGAAACCTTACTCTTTTGGGTACGGTAGATGGTCGAGATGTAGCGACAGATGGTAGCAAGCTGGATAACGTGGAAGCGTCTGCTGACGTAACGGATGCTGTAAATGTAGCTTCAAGTATACATGGAGTGGCTGGAAAGACAACTCCAGTTGACGCTGATGAGGTGGGACTGATTGATTCGGCTGCTGCTAATGTTCTCAAGGTGTTGACTTGGGCTAACATTAAAGCCACCCTCAAGACGTACTTTGATAGTCTCTACAATAACTATTCCCTTGAAACCCATGCTGCCACCCATACCAATGGAACTGATGATATCCAGAGTGCAACCAATGCGGTGAAAGGGTTGGCTACGGCTGCTCAGATCACGAAGCTTGATGGTATCGAAGCTGGAGCAACAGTCTATCCTGATACTGGTGAGCAAGCCTTTCTTGATGCAGATCATACGAAGCTGGATGCTATCGAAGCTGCTGCCGATGTGACAGACGCAACCAATGTGGCTGCTGCTGGCGCAGTGATGGACTCTGATATCTCCCCGGCTGAAGGTTTTCTCAGGAAGACCGGATCCGGTGCATACACGGCTATCAAGTCTAACCTTGGTGCTGCCGTTGATCCTACAGTTAATGAGGACTCCGGAGATGGATATGGTATTGGGAGTGTCTGGATTAATACGACACTCAATAAAGTCTTTACTTGTGTGGATGCCACCGTAGCTGCTGCTGTTTGGAATACGTCTGGTTCATCTGATGGGAATGCTATCCATGATAATGTAGCTGGTGAGATAGCTGCCTTGACAGAAAAGACTACACCCGTCGATAACGATCTTGTAATTATTGAGGATAGTGCTGCTGCCAATGTAAAGAAGAAAGTGAAGATGTCAAACATTATTTCTCCTGTAGCCGACTACGTTAAAGTAAGTGATGTCAAGGCTTATAATGTTGCTGGTGGTACATTTACTCTGGGTGCTTGGAGAACAAGGGACATTAACACTGAGGACTCAGATGCTTCTGGTATATGCTCCATCTCTTCTAACCAAATTACGTTGGAAGCTGGAACTTATATTTGTAGCATTAAAAGTCCAGCTTATAATGTTGCCTATGTGACACCAAGACTTTATAATATATCTGATTCTGCTGTAGAAATAGTGGGTATTAGAAGTTATGTAGGAGTACATGAGAATCTCCTAACAATAGTGGGTAAATTCACTATAGCATCTCAGAAGATATTTGAAGTTCAAGCTTACAGCAGTGGAACTCAAACTACCAACGGTTTTGGAAACTATTCAAATATAGATGCTGGAACGTCCTCAATTTACACAATAGCAGAGTTCTTTAGAGTAGCAACATAAAGGAGATTACAAAATGGATTTAGCATTAGTATTAAACAAACTACTGCCAGCAGCTGAGTACTTTGGATCGTGTACAGATAACTCTGAGGAAGCTTACAATAAGCTGACTTGGAATGATGAACGATCTAAACCTACTTGGGAAGAGCTGGTAATAGAGTGGGCTTCAATGGAACCTGATCTCGGGAAAGAAGAAGAGCAAGAGACTCTGATTCAAGATAAGATCAGAGAACTCGCAGTTACCTCTTTGAAGGCTGAGGGTAAGCTTCCAGTTGACTTCACTGATCTGAAAGTTAAGTCAAAATAATGGAACAGATCGATAGGGAGAGATTGGTTAGGGTTGAGCTAACTTTAGTCAACCTTACCGAACTCTTCACAGACTACACAAAGAAGAGCTGCTCAGAACGTGGATGCACTCATCATGATGACGTTGTTAGCTTGAAGGGTACTCAAAAGAATATAAGGAAAGTATCATGGACTTTTATAACAGGCTTGATCATGGCAGGAGTGGGCTACTTAGCATCGAAAGGATTAGGTGGTAATATTGGGATCTAATGAAGATACTCCCAAAGACCCGGAGTTCACTGTCTTAAACGATAAGGTTGCTCGTAAGATACAACTCAGGCTTATCAATAAGTTATACCAGGAGATGGAAACTAATCCGTCAGCTTCCCTGTTCGCTGTTGTTGAGAGACAGTTAGCGAGGCTTAACATGGGGCTGGTTGACCTTCCTGAAGACACAGAGATGAGTGAGGAAGAGAAACAGATGATAAAAGATTTCGAAGGATTGGATATAGGTTTGAATAGTGACCTCTTCGAAACTGAACACTAAAATAAAGAAGGCAGAGCTGACTTTTACTGATCAATGTAAAGCCAGCTTTGCTCTCTTCCTGTTTGCTACATGGAAGCACCTTGGTCTCCCTCATCCAACTCCGAGGCAAATTGAGATAGCGAACTACCTACAATACGGTTCTAAGCGAGATATGATTCAGGCTTTCCGTGGGGTAGGTAAATCGTGGATAACCTCTGCGTTTGTATGCTGGCTCCTGTTGTGTGATCCACAATTGAAGATCCTTGTAGTTTCAGCATCCAAGGAAAGGTCTGATGCGTTTACAATCTTTACATTGAAGCTCATCAAAGAGATGCCTATGCTCAAGCATCTGACTCCAAGGCACGATCAGCGAGAGTCCTCTGTTGCCTTTGAAGTAGCTCCATCCCGTAATGCCCATGCTCCTTCTGTGAAGTCGGCTGGTATTAAAGGTCAGATAACTGGTTCTCGTGCTGATGTTATCATTGCTGATGATATTGAGATCCCCGGTAACTCGGCTACAGATACGATGCGTGAGGAACTTGTGGAACGTGTTGGTGAGTTTAATGATATTCTCGTACCGGAGGGCAAGCCCAGGATTATCTTTCTTGGAACTCCACAGACAGAGGAATCAATTTACAATAAGCTGAGAAACAAAGGATACAACTGTCGTATATGGACAGCTCGGTATCCCACTGCAAAACAGATCGAAGGTTATGGTGGTGCGCTGGCTCCGAGTTTACTGAGTGAACTCCAGGCTAACCCCACACTATTAGGACAACCCACAGATCCGCAGAGGTTTCATGAGATGGATCTGACTGAGCGTGAAGCTTCCAAAGGTCGCTCATCGTTTGCTCTCCAGTTCATGCTGGACACAACCCTCTCCGATGCCAACAAATATCCCCTGAAGACCGGAGATATGATCTGCATGGAATTGAATCCGGATAAGGCGCCAAGCTTCATCCAGTATGGTTCGGCTCCTGAACAGGTTATTAAGTCGCTGAGGAACGTAGGGTTTGCTGGTGATCGATTCCATCGTCCCATGATGTATGATAAGGATCGGTGGAAGAAATATGAATCAATTGTGATGGCTATAGATCCTGCTGGTAGAGGTAAGGATGAGACCGGATATGCTGTCGTGGGTCAACTCCATGGTAAGCTATTCGTGTTGGCTATCGGTGGACTCCAAGGAGGGTATGATGATGAGACTCTTAAGGAACTTGCTAATATCGCTAAGAATAATAAGGTCAGGCAGATTGTCATTGAAGCAAACTTTGGCGATGGTATGTATACTAAGTTATTCAGCCCTGTACTCCATAGGATTTACCCCTGCACTATTGAGGAGGTCAAGCATTCTATCCAGAAAGAGATGAGGATCATAGATACCCTTGAGCCTGTCCTGAATCAACATAAGCTCGTATTTGACATCTCAGAGCTGGAGAAGGACATTGCATTCCTGGTTGATAACCCTGAGCGTAACCAGAGGTATTCATTCTGCCACCAGCTCACCAGGATCACTCGCTTGAGAGGTGCCTTAAAGCATGACGATAGGCTCGACTCTCTGTGTATCGCAGTGGATTATTTCGTGGAGTCCATGGATCGGGATGAGATTAAAGCTGACCAAGACCACAAGGATCAACTCTTAGCTGCTGAAATTAAAAGACATCTTGAACATTGCATTGGCAGGAAGGTTCCAGCTCAAACTGGTTTCCTGGCTGGAAGGTTTAGACGGTAGATATCATTACGAAAATGAATGCAACGTCCCTTAAGATCTCTTGTTGATAGCTAACTCTTAGTT